ACTGTAAAGATGAATTTCTATGGACCTATTTCTGAGCAAGGTATTATTAAGACTGTACAAGCAGATGCTTTTTTAGACAACTCTCCTACTATAGGAACATCTATTACTCCTACTAGTAGATTGGTGGCAACTCCAGACCCAACTTCCGCAGACGCGGATGATGATTTTGGATTTAGTGAAACGTGGACTGATAATCCAGTAACATAATAAGTGAGATTATAAAATGGCGACTAAAACAATATTAGCGACTACAGAGACTAGAGCAACTTTTGCAGTATCGGGAGACTTCACTCCGGGTTCGGTTGATTTTGATATGGATGTTGACACCTTAGGTAGAGATGAGACTGCAGAAAATCCTGAGTGTATTATTCTACAAATCGATTATGATAACAATGTAGGTGATATACAAATATTTCGTGTCACTGAACCAAACTTAACACCAGTGTTTACTTTTACTGGTGCAGGAGTGGGTGCTATTACAAATACAGGTCAACTTGGACTCTCTGCAGAACCGAGTAAAGATTTGAGAGTTTTTGTTGAAGATGGAACTGTGACGATTACTTTGAAAAAGGTAAGCGGATTCACACAACTATAAGGGGTGTGGTATGAATGTTGATGATAAACTCAATCGTGTGTTCGATATAGCAGAACAACTTCCAACTGAAGTAAGTGCTTCTACACATCTTCCAGCACCAAATCCAAACAAAGCAGATGCGGATGCTGATTATGAGATTGCCAGACAAAATTTTCATATGTTAATTGAAAAGGGTAATACAGCAATTGAAGGTATTCTACAATTAGCAAGAGAAGCAGAGAATCCTCGTTCATACGAAGTAGCAGGTCAATTAATTAAAACAGTTAGTGATGTTACACAAGATTTGATGAGACTTCAAAAGAATATGAAAGATTTAAATAAAGTAGACGAAAAAGCACCACAGAATGTGACTAATGCATTGTTCGTAGGTTCAACTGCAGAGTTGCAAAAATTAATTAAAGGTGATAAAGAAGAAAAGGTAATCGACCATGAGTGATTTCGATTTTGGTTTCACCGCTGTAGATGAAAATGAACTAGAAGCAGTACAGCAACTAGCACAGACTGCAACATCATCTGGCGCAGAGGTACAGAAACTACAAGATAAAATATCAAAACTACACAGCGCAGTTATTCCGCTACTAAATAATTTAAAGCAGAATCCAGAAAAAGATTATATCTATTGGCCTAATCGTACATTGAAGATTGACCAGTTGGAAGTTGTATTGCAGAAGATTATAAATGAGTGATAACTACTTAGGAAATCCAAATCTTAAAAAGACTAATGTTCAGCAAGAGTTTACTGCAGAACAAATCGAAGAGTATGTTAAGTGTTCTAAAGACCCATCATACTTTATCGAAAGGTATATTAAGATTGTTAATCTTGATGAAGGTTTTATTCCTTTTGAAATGTATCCGTTTCAGAAGAAGATGGTCAAAACATTTCATAAGAACAGATTTTCTATATGTAAAATTCCTAGACAGTCGGGTAAGTCAACTACAGTGTGTTCATATATTCTATGGTTCGCATTGTTTAATCCTACAGTGAACTGTGCTATTCTTGCAAACAAAGGCGCACTTGCGAGAGATTTGCTTGCCAAAATACATATGTCATATGAAGCACTTCCTCCTTACTTACAACAGGGTATTAAAGAATGGAACAAAGGTTCTATCGTATTAGAGAATGATAGTAAAATTATAGCATCATCAACATCATCTAGTGCAGTCCGTGGTGGTTCATTCAATCTAGTATTTCTAGACGAATTTGCATTCGTTCCTAATAATCTAGCAGAAGAATTCTTTAGGTCAGTATATCCCACAATTACTTCTGGTAAAAATACAAAAGTGATGGTTGTTTCTACACCTAAAGGTATGAACCATTTTTATAAGATGTGGGTTGATGCTGAAGAGAAGCGCAGTAATTATGCCACTATTGAAGTTGAATGGAATGATATTCCAGGTCGTGGTGTTCGTTTTAAAGAAGAAACAATTAAGAACACATCACAAGAACAGTGGGATCAAGAATTTGAATGTCAGTTTTTAGGATCAAGTAATACACTTATTAACCCCAATTCTTTGCGTAACATGGCGTACAAGCAACCCGAATATGATAAAGAAGGTGTGACAGTATACGAGAAAGCGCAAGAAGGTAACACATATGTATGCACAGTTGATGTCTCAAGAGGCGTAGGAATCGATTACAGCGCGTTTGTGGTATTAGATGTAACAAAGATGCCTTTTAAAGTTGTATGTAAGTATCGTTCAAATGAAATTTCACCTTTAATGTATCCAACTGTGATTAATAGAATGTGTTCTCATTATAATGATGCGTATATACTTGTTGAGATAAATGACATAGGTCAACAAGTCGCGGATATTCTAAATAATGATATAGAATACGAAAATCTACTGTCTACCACATGGAAAGGTAGAAGTGGACAAGTTTTAGGTGGGGGTTTTGGTGGTGGTACCACACTAGGTGCTAGAACTACAGGTCAATTAAAAAGACTTGGGTGTAGCAACCTCAAAAACCTTATCGAAGAAAGCAAGTTGATAATTCAAGATTTCGATATTATCAACGAACTATCTACTTTTGTAGCAAGAAAAGGTTCTTACGAAGCAGAAGAAGGTAGTCACGATGATTTAGCAATGTGCTTGGTGATGTTTGCATGGTTAAGTGGACAACCGTATTTCAAAGAATTAACCGAAAATGATATACGACAAAAATTATATAAAGAGAAAATGCAAGCAATAGAAGATGAATTAACACCATTTGGTTTTGTAAGTCAAGAAGAAGGCGCTGGTGCCGAATCCTTTGTCGATGCAGATGGTGACAGATGGGTTGTAGTCGATAGTACAAATTGGTAAACTTATAAATATTATCGTAAATGACTAAAACCTTTGATTTTAAATACGGGAGTAAATAACATGGCATTTCAAATTTCACCAGGCGTTCTAGTTCGTGAAGTGGACTTAACACAGGTTGTGCCAGCAGTAGCGACCTCACCGGGAGCATATGCGGGCAACTTTCAGTGGGGACCTGTAGACGATGTAATCAATGTATCTTCAGAAAATGAATTGGTTTCCGTTTTCGGTGAACCTAATGCTGATACATATGAATACTTCTTCTCTGCGGCAAACTTTCTGAGTTATGGTTCTAATCTTCAAGTTGTTAGAGCAGAAAAAGCAAGTATGCTGAATGCGACACAAGACGGTTCAGGATTCTTAATTAAAAACGAAACACAATATGATAATCTAGGTGCTTCTGCAGTCGCTACAGGACTTGGCGATTGGGGCGCAAAATATGCGGGTACTCTAGGCAATTCACTTAAAGTATCAGTTTGTCATACGGCAGGCGCATACACAAGCACTAATGCTACTACATGTGTAACCAATAATGCTCTTGCGGCAACAACAGTCACAGTAGTAGATGCAAGCACAATTTTTGCTGGAGACCTTATTGTCTTTGGTAATCACAATACTGAATACGAAGTAACTAATGTTTCAACAAATACACTGACTATTAACGAAAAGGGTAAGACCACTGGTCTAACTACTGCAGTTGATGGTACAAGTTCAGCAGTTAATGTAACTGTTAAATGGTTCTATCATGCAGAATTCGATAATGCACCAGGAACATCTGCACAAGCAACAGCAAGAGGCGGTTCTAATGATGAAATTCATGTAATCGTCATCGATGAAGATGGAGATATTACCGGAACTGCAAACACAGTACTTGAAAAGTTCTCAAATTTGTCTGTCGCAACTGATGCGAAGAAGTCAGACGGACTAGTGAACTACTATGTAGAGCATATTAATCAGTATTCAAATTACATCTGGTTCGGTGACCACGGTTCAAACTTTGATAGTGACGTAGGTACCGCTACAGGTATTTTGAGTAATGCTTTTGCACATACAAACAGACAACCACAGTACGTTTCTATGACAGGTGGTGCAAATGGTGCCGCTCCTACAGCAGGAGAACTACAGACTGCATATGCTAAATTTGCAAACGATGAACAATTCGATATCTCTCTTATTGTCATGGGACCTGCAAACGGAGCAACAGCAAAGTATGTTGTAGATAATGTTGCTGAAGTCAGAAAAGACTGTATGGTATTCTTATCACCAGAACTTGCTGATGCAACTTCAACAACTGCCGCAACAGATATTGTAGACTTTAGAAATAATTCAGCAAATATCAACTCTTCATTCGCAGTAATGGATAGTGGTTGGAAGTATCAGTACGACAGATACAACGATGTATATCGTTGGATTCCTTTGAATGCTGATGTTGCTGGATGCTGTGTAAGAACTGACTTAGTTGCTGATCCATTCTTCTCACCTGCTGGTTTCAACCGCGGGCAGATTAAGAATGCAGTAAAAGTCGCATTCTCACCAGACAAAGCAGATAGAGATTCCCTCTATAGAAAGCAAGTTAATCCAGTTGTAGCATTCCCTGGACAAGGCATCACACTCTTTGGTGATAAGACTATGCTGACTGCACCAAGTGCATTTGATAGAATTAATGTTCGTAGATTGTTCATTATTCTAGAAAAAGCAATTGCTACAGCGGCAAAGTTTCAGTTGTTTGAATTCAATGACACTTTCACTAGAGCAAACTTTAGAAATCTAGTCGAACCGTTCTTGAGAGACATTCAAGGTCGTAGAGGCATCTTTGATTTTAAAGTTGTTTGTGACGAAACTAATAATACTCCTGCAGTCATTGATGCAAACGAGTTTAGAGCAGATATCTTTATTAAACCTGCAAGGTCAATTAACTTTATCACGCTTACATTCGTAGCAACAAGAACTGGTATCTCTTTTGAAGAGACTGGTGTATAAGGGATAAATAGTAAGATAATAGGAGCATATAAAAATGGCAACAATTTCAGACTTTAAATCCCGTATGATTGGTGGGGGTGCGAGAGCAAACCAGTTCAGAGTGACGCTATCATTTCCAGAATACGTTTCTGGAGCAGTAGCGGGCGTAGCAGGCAGAGATGCAGA